TTACTTCCCCGCATCCGCAGCCCCGTAGATTGCCTCCCAAACCGACTCAGGGACGACGGCTTGCGCCGCCGCCGGGTTGACCTTGACGGCCTCCGACAAACGGCGTGTGGAAGCCGTGCGTCGCTCCTGGGCCTTCTTCTCTGCGAGTGCCTGTGCGTCAATCGCGCGCCGGAGGCCATCCCGCTCGCTTGATACCGACCTAATTTCCTTCCGCAGTACCTCCGCGCGTGCGTGCTCCGCTTTTGCGTATAGGCCCGTCCCTGTTGCAACGACGGCGGCAACGAGGAACAGGGCTGCTAGAATCCGATCGATCCCCTGCATTAATCGTCCTTCTTCGGGGCCGGTTGGTCGCCCAGCTTGCGCCACAGGGACCAGTCCTTATCGACCACGCCGCGCTTGAGCGCTACGGCCGTTCTTGCGACTCGGGGCAGAGCGCCCCAGATGTAGAAGACAGAGAGCACGATAGAAGCGAAAGCCGCGTAGCTGCTCAGGGGAAGGGACGAGAGGCCGTAGAGTGCCGTCCCCGTAGATGCGGCTACCTTCGCCGTTGATGCTGCGGCACTGTCGGCCGCATCTTGGAAAATTCCCATTTTCTCCTTGTGGTTATATGAGGCCTGTCCCGTCGATCACGATGAAGTGACAATGCCACGTCTCCCTGAATCCAACCCAGCGGGGAGAGCGCTTACCAAACGCAACGCTGCCCCAAGTTACGGTATCTCCGGACGTACTTACAGAGCTGAGTTCGCAACTCACACCGTCTGACGTAAGGATGTTATGGACCGGAAAGAGGTTGGATACAAGAACGGGGCGGCCATACGAGCGCGATTTGAATGGGGCGGATGGATACTCGTCCCCGGCTTTGTCCCAGCCGTAGCCTGCCCGATATTGCTCGTGAATGACATCGAGCACACGGTAGAACGGTCGGGCGGCATCCGCGATCAATTTCCCGGTCGGATCAAAAATCTGGAAACCGAAGTGCCCGCCTACCGCCGCTTGCTTGTCAAAGACGAACAAACGCACCGTCGCCTGAGAAGTGGTGACGACGCGAACGGTATGCGTGCTTCCGTTTCCAGAGTAGTCCCATATGCACACACCTACGCCGGGGTCGGCTGAGAACGCGTAGAGCGGGGTGAGCGCGTAGAAAGTAAATGTCGCTACCCAGTGATCCTCAGAGTAGGGTGTACCCCCGTTGTTGAAGCAAATTTGCAAGCTCGCCCGCTGAGACACGACGGAAAGCGCTTGCGTCATTTGGAAGTTGGGCGTTAATCCGTCAATCTGATACAGGCCAGTATCCGTATATGCCTGAAATTCGACAGCCATCAGTCAGTAAACCCCATAGACCAGAAGCCCGGACATTGGCGTTAGATAGTCACCGTTAGGCGGAGGCGAGTAGAACCAGGATATGCCGCCCGCGTTCACGGATACGACGGGGACGGGCGCGTTTTGAGCGATATGCTTGAACAACCAATCAGGGGTGAACGCCCAAAATGGCGTCCCTCCAGACAAGTCCGCTGGGATTGAGCCGCCTTGTCCATTCAGTCTAGTGAAGCCGACGACACGCCCCGCACGGCTCGTTGCGTCTAAGGTGGGACGCCCTTGAGCGTCCCAGATTTGCAGACCTACCGACAATTAGTAGAACCCCAGTCGATACCGCAGGGTGCCGTTTGCGTCGAAGCCACGCAAGCCGTTACTGTCAATGTTCAATCGGTTTCCTTGTCCGTCCGTGTTGTTGATTTCGAACCATCCGCTCTTGTCCAGCCTCCAACCAGAGCGGCCCGCTACATAGTTGTTGCTCTGGATGTAGTCGCCAATCATCGCGTTCTGAATCCAGCCCGCGCCGATGAACGCCTGATTGATGAAGACCTGCCCGCCCTGAATCACGAACGGGGAAGTCACGGTGTGGCCGTTCGGGTCGACAACTGCGAATCGCTGCGCGGCTACGAGGACTTGCGACTCGATTTGGCCGTTGTTGTTGTCGATGCCTACACCGATGCCCGCAACGTATAGGCGGCCATCTACGGTTACTTGCGTCTTGATGTTGTACGACGCCGATACACGGCCGTTGAGGTCCGCGTATGACTTCGCAACGGTCTCGACGTTTGCCGCGTTTGCATCGGCCTTCGCCTGTACCTTCGTGATGAGTTCTGCTTGCGCGCTGTCTGCGTCTACACGCGCGCGGGTTTCCGTCTGAACGGCGGAAAGTATGGAGTGCTGTGTGTTGCTTAGCTGGGCTGTCGTCGTGTCGATTCGGCGAGAAAGTGCGAGGTCCGCCTCTACGCGCGCGGATTGCTCCGACCATACTCCAGCGTATACCGTTGTCGATCCGGCGAGGTCGCCCGAACTGCCTGCCATGTCGGGAACAACGATTTGAGCCGAGACCTTATCGATCTTTCCGGCGAGTGCGGCGTTCTCGTCAATCCGAGCCTGCCGTTCCGAAGAAATCGCCGCAGCGTTCTCCGTTACTTTCTGCTGGATGTCGGGAATCTCTTTGATTGGGCCGAGCAACTCTTGGGAGAGTTCCGTACTGGTGATCTTGCCAACGAGGTACGCGAGAATGGCTGTTGCGTTCGCCGTGGCCGCTCCATACACGCCGGGTTCCGACTCCGCTGGATACCACGGACCAATGTTGCCGGACGTATCAACAAGCCGCGCCCAGAAGTAAAGCGATGCGCCCGCCGCCAGATTCAGCAAGCTCGCCGAGTTCGTCGGGAAGCCATACCGCGATAGCGGGGTAGCATTCGCAAAGCGTGGCGTCGTGCTGTACCAAACTTCGGTGTACGACGTGTCGCCGGAGTCCGGCGGGAAAGACCAATTCAACCCGATCGACAATACCTGATCCGTGGTCGCGACGAGCGTAGCAGGGCGGGGCGGAGAACCCGTTTTCCCGTTCAGGCGCGTTTCCGGCGAGTACGCGAAGGGTGACGAGATGTCTAGCGCGTTGACAGCGCGCACGCGTGCAACGTAACGCCCGCTATAGATGTTGCCTACATCCAGGGATAGCCCGCCAGTCCTACCCGCTGAAATCCAATCTCCGTTATCCCTGCGGAATTCCACGACGTACGCTGTTGCGTTGGGGGCGGCGTCCCAAGCAACCGTCATGTTAGTTCGGGCGATGCCTTGATCGATGACGACGAATTGAGAGAGGCGGACGTTAGCCGGAGGGCGCTGTGCCTTGAAGGTTTCTCCGGTGATTGGCCGGTACTCAATCTCGGCCCCATTGTCCACAGCGTCATACTTGCCTGGCTCATGCTGCGTCGCTGAAATCTCGAAGGTGATTCCTTCGCGCTCGCTGACGCTGGTAACCCGGAAAAGCTGCGATTTGAGAGTAGCCGTCTCCAGCATCCATACCGCGCCGGGAGCAGGCTGCACGTCGAATTCAGGCTGTACGCTTACGATCGAGTCGCTAACGGACTGAACTGCGCGAGACTGGGCCATTCCGTTAGGCGTGACTACCGTCAAGCGGTCGCCGCGCGCGGCACCTTCCGGAGCTTGGTCGAGTGTTACCGTCCCCTTGGATGCGGCCTGCTTGATACGCCCGCCGATTCTCTTTCCTGATCGCGACGGGTCAGCAATCGCGATTACCTGCCCCGGCTGCGCTAACGTGCCATACATCCCGACGCTGAATGTAACCGCGTTCGTCTCGTAGCGGGACGTGAGGAGCAACCAATGGCCGACGCGTTGTGCCTGGGATCGACTCGTGCAACCGAAGGCGGTCACTTCGGCCTTGTTGAGCCCGTATCTTCGAATACCTTCCGCGTCTTCTACGTATTCGACAGTCTGCTTGTATCCGTTGTCGGGGTCGTTGAACGTTACGAGCGCCGATGTGTAGCGCGACTTAAGCGAACTGCCGACGTACTTGAATTGGCCGTTGACGACGTTGGCGGCCGTATAGACATACACGGGGTCGCTGGGCATGTCGGACGACGCAACAACAGTTCCCGCCGACCAATAGGCGATGCCGCGAAACACGCTCGCGAGGTCTTGCAAGACTTTGATAGCATCCGCTCGGGACGTGATTGCGCAGTTGCACGTAAAGCGCGGTTCCTTGCCGCCTTTGCCGTCTGAGACCAGAACATCGCAATACTGAGCAATCTGATACAACGCATAGCGATCGATCATCGTCGCGTCTACATACTTGCCTAGCCCGTAACGCTTGTTGAGCACGAGGTCGTAAAAGATCCATGCGGGGTTATCCGTCCAGCCGCTAACGAGGGTTCCGTCCCACACGCCGACGTACTGCCTCGTCTGCGGGTTGTAGTTGCTTGGGTATTTCACGAGCAAGCCTTTCACGTCGTAGGAACGTACAGGCATGCTAGAGAACTGCTCTGCATCCAGCATCAGAGCAACCAGAGCACTGAACGGGTATCGGAGCTTCGCGTCTACCAGTTCTGCATAGCTGACGATATTCGTCTTGTCTTGGACGTACTGCGTCGTTGCATCCGGGGTTAGTCGAACAACGCGAACGGTGTATTGTGACTTCGCGCCGCTGAGTTCGATTCGATGGGAGCGCGTGTAGGTCGAACTCGCTTTCCCATCGAACGCAGTATCGAGTACCGTAGTGAACGAGCCGCCATCTTTCGATAGCTGGATTTGGTATGCAACGCGATAACCCGTGACGTTCCCCGTTGAGGTATCCGTCTTAGATAGTGCGTTGACGCCGAGAGTCACACGCACGGCGTTGATGTCGATGTTCGTGATCGTCTGCGACCACGGAGAGGAGGCGGTAAGGGATACGCCTACCTGCTTCTCTGACGACGAGCTTTCGAAACCGGGTATGTAATCTTGGTCTACGTACCCGAGACGGTAATCGAATTGCTTGAGCTTGAAGTTATACGAACCGTCGTCGTTCTGGAGCGGTGTCCCGTCGAAGAAGATACATTGACCCGCGCTCTTACCCTCCGGAAAGCCAAAAATCGGCCCCTCCGAAATGAGGTCGAGAATCTGCGCGTATGCAGTGCTGCTGAGTGTGTCGTCTGCCTCAGCGGGGGCGCTGCCGCCTCCGCCCCCCTTGCTTCCTCGAATCAATGTCATCGATCCGATGATGTAATTCCCTCGCTTGCTACCGTGCTGCCCGCACGAATACGACCGTATATGAGCGGGACCGGACCGCCCTGCGCGGTTACATTTTCGGCCCCGTTGAAATAGTAGGACTGCTTCCTGTTGCTGCTACCGTTCGCCGCCGTTGCGTGGGGCGACAGCATTTGAGCAACGCCGCCAAGAGCCATCGACGCGCCTAACAACATCATTTGTCCGGCGAAGGGGTTTCCGAGAAAGGCGGTTACGCCGCCGACAGCGGCGAGGGCTACTCCGGCGATGGTCTGGAATAGACCGCCCGCCTTACTGCCCGATACCACTGGCGCAATGCGTACCGACGCGTCGCCGGACGGGTACGCGAGTTCTGATTCTGAGATGTTCCGCTTGCCGACGAAAACCGCGTAAGTAATACCGCGATCGCGGCTTGTCATGAGTTCGCGCTCGAAGCCACGGACCATAGAGCACAGAGCCTTAATTGCGTCGCGTGGGCTCTTAATTACATACCGGTGGTGTCTGCCAAATTTTGCCCCTAGCGCGCCATGCAGGCGGATGTCGCGAACTGCTTCTATTCGTTGCCTCCTCGATACCTAAGTAGATGGGTCACGTACTCGCGATAGCGGGCGAGTAGATCGTGTCTGGATAGTTCGCCCCAAAGGTGATGAAGGATTTTCCCGTTGCCTACGTACACGGCAGCGTGATTCGGGACATTGTTGCGGCTGCGAATCTTCATCAGAACTACGTCGCCAATCTCTGGCTCACGGTCGTTCGGAATAGACTCGAATCCCGCCTGAGGGTAGTTTGTGGTGTAGAGGTCTGATTTGCCGTCGTCCCACCATTTACCGTCGCGAGGGAAGTCCGGGAGGATAATTCCGCGCCGCTGCCGATACCATCGGCGAACTAGCCCGTAGCAGTCGTTGACGCCGTGTGAGAACTCGCAGCCGACTAACGGGGCATCGTAGCCTTTCGGGCGGAACTCGCACCAATCGTCAACGGCGATTGTGCCGTCTGATTGAACCCCGAGACTAGCGATGATCCAGAGGGGGGCGTCGCCGTTCTCGCATGCCGTGAGGTCTGCTTGCGTGGGTTCGGCCGTTGATCCTGGATGCGAGTGAACGAACGCCTCGATAGGCCCGATATCTTCTGCCGCCGCAAAGTCCTCCGGGGCGAGTGCAACGTCTGCGAACGGGTCAGCCGCGACGTTGCGACACGGGATGTATTTGCCCCTCACCACAAGGCCACAGCATTCCTTCGGGTACTCCGTGAGCGCGTGTGCGCTGATTGCTTCTCTTAGTTCTTGGTCGATCATCCGATACCGTTACGGCCCGCAGACGGGAAGCCGCCCCAAGGGAGAATCGCGTGTTCCCCAAATCTGCATTTGCAACCAGACAGGCGCTTGCTACACACGTCCAATGCGGGGTCGTCTACTGGATTGTCTTGCTTGTCAAAGAACATGACGCCTTGCCAACTACAGCCCATGGCTGGGTCGCGATAGTCGAAGTTGCACAGGGTCGCTTGCACCTGCCGCGCGGGTAACTGCACGCCCGTGAAGTCGAGAGCGGAAGACAGTTTGAACGTGACGGAAACGGGTGTCTCTTCGGTCCGCTGTTCTATCTTCCAAAGCTCTACGGCGGTCACTTCTTCGGGATTTGCGTCCGGTTGTCCGTCGAGATAACGGGCGAGCGTCCAAAGCCGTTTGACCCGAGCCCCAACCATGTCTTCGAAAGCAACGCAAAGCGCCGACAGCGAGCCGTCCACGTTGGAAAGGACAAGAGTAGGGGAGGGCTGCGCTTGGCCGCCTGATCGCGCGAATCCGGATGCTGATATAGGCCAAGGTTGGTAGTCGTTGCCGCCCCATCGAATCGGCCCGCTCTGTAGGTGTGCGTGGTAGCGCAGAACGTCGCCGCCAAGGTGGGTAAGGTCTACCTCATAGAGTTCAACGCGGTCGCCTGGGTCTAACTGCTGAACGTCCGCAGCTATTGGCACTGCTTAGCCTCCAGTGCCTCAATACGCTTAAGTGCGCTTTGGAGCGCGGCGTCCGTTTCGAGTAAACCCGCGAGTAGTACGCCGACTGCATTCGTGTAACGGAAGGTCAGCGACGGCCGCGCGCTCGGAGGCCCGCCCTCGCCGAAAATCTCCTTGCCGCTCTCATCGTACTGACGCACGATGAAATCGCCGTCCTCATCGATCTCCGGCCCCTCGCCGAGCAGTTCAGGGAAATCCCGCCACTCGTTTGCGATGACGCCAGCCTGTCGCCCTGCGCCCGGACTGCTTTTTGGTAGATACGTCACGCCCCGCTTACCGCGCAGCCGCGCCATTACGTTCTCAAGCGTCTGGATATCGGATTTGAAAGCACGGTCGGACGCCTGATTGAAGTTCGATGCGGTCAATACACCGAATGTCGTAGCGTTGTAGTTGACGCACTGCAATTCAGCGACCGAGGTGTTGCTGGAAATCCGAAGCTGAGCGCCAACGGTGTTGTTCAGCCCAGAGAATCCGAGATAGCTGAGACCGCCCATTCCGTTCAGGTACAGCGACGCTTGCGTATGAAGCCCTGTTGCACCGACTGCGATCTCCTGTGCCTGCGTGAACGTCTTCTTTGTCCCGACGTATTGCGGCGTGTCAAGCGTCATCGGTTGTGCAAGGTTGCCGCTGTGCCAGAGATAGCCGAGGTATTTGCCGTCGACCGTCGCCCCGAGCTGGCCAGCCGTCTTCTTCCCCCAGTCGAACCGAAGGGCGTTCCCCTTGTCGCACACTGCGACTACCTCGTCGTTGACACGAAACGTATGGTCGCTGAGTAGGTATTGGTACGATCCTCCGGCGTCTAAAGACCACCACCCCACCGACCCGCTATTTCCGTAGAAATAGCCAGGCATCTTGCCAAGCACAAGGTGCCCTTCGTCGCTCTGACGCGCAACCGATAGATCACCACCAGTATCCAGCGCGCCGCTGACTGACAACTTGCCGCCGACAACCTCATCCCACATCATCTTGCCGCGCTCCGCGACGTGCCAGATCTTCACACCGTCCGACACGTACTTTACCCAGTCGCCGGTATTCAGCACGTTCAGTTGAGACAGGTCGCCGGCCTGAAACTTGATCGCGACCCGTTCCTGAACGTTGAACACATGAATGCAGGAGTTCGGCGGTACAGACGACGCGAGCGGAAACCCGATTACCTTTCCAGCATCAGCGATCCGTAGTCCGAATCTTTTACCCACATGTGCTGGCGTCAAATCGGCACTGTCGTTCAAGAACGCCATATCGAGGGAACAAGTTCGTTCGATCACATCGAGGTCCGCGTTCAGCTTATTGAACGCTGAGCGAGTGGTATCGCCTCCTTTACCATCGGGCTCCGAGCCGAGGTTTACACGCTCAAGAACTGTCAAATTCTAGAATACCTCCTTGAATGTCGCGGTTAGAGTGGAGATGCCCCCACCCTCGAATCGACGGGTCACGCCTTGCGGGTCGCACAGGAACAGGCCTGGGGCGCGGCGGGGCGGGGTCCATTTGAAGCGCCGTGCGCCCTTCGTCTCTCGTAGAAACGCGTGAATTGCGTCGACGGTATCGTCGTAGTCGCAGAACGATACGGGCCATACGTCCGCCGCGTTGTTGATGCCGTTGGCCGCCGTCTGGCTGTAGCCATCGCCGAACTGCGCATTCAACACGTCGAATCTCGTTGTCCCGCTCGTGCCTACCTGCGGAACCCAAGTGAAAACCGGTAAGCTATCGCTCAAATTTGTCCGTATTTCATCTGGAATGCAAACCCTCCTTGCTCGCGCATACGTTGCTCCATTCGAATGTCAATCCAAGACTGAACGTACTGCTGTAGGTCCTTTGCGTCCTGTTCGGACAAGCCTCCGCCGCCGTGGTTGTTCACCTGAACAGATACCGGAGTCGATCCACCGGAAGCGGCGGGAGAGGGTGCGAGTGTTGCAGCGATACCCCCTGTCGCGAAGTGCGCCATATGGCCGGAGTTGATCGATTCCAGCAAACTACGGTACTTCTTCGTGGAGGCTGCATTGACGACGAACTCCCCGTTCGAGAGCATCGCGGGGATACTGTCGCTCGTGCCTGTACCGGGACCGCTGATTGCGCCGCCGGATGCGAAATGACCGACTGGGCCGCCTTCGCTGAAGAAAGAAAAGGTGCTCGCCATGCTCTTGAACAAGCCGATTTCAGCCTGCCGCAACGCGATCTTTGCAAGGTCCGCGAGTACCGACGTAGCGAACGAACTGAAACTAGCTTTGCCCGTTGTGATGAACGTATCGAGCGCGTTGCTAACAGAGTCGAACGCGCCACGAAACCCGCTTGCAACTGCTTCTGCTGTTGTCTGAGACGACCCTACGAGCTCGGCATAGCTCTTTTTGAATTGCTCCCCGAACGATTCCCGGATCGCGTTCTGACGGGACAGGTTATCCTCAAATGCCTCCGTTTGCTTTCGGTAGGTTTCGCCAGCGATGCGTAGCTTGTCCTGATACTCACGCTGGTCAGCGGCGGGGCTGCTGTATTGTTCCCCAAGTGCGGCGATCTTACGCTCATAGTCCCGTGCGAGTGCAGCGCGCGCCTCGTACGTCGCCTTTTCATCGGCCAGCATATTCCGCGTGTTGTACGCGTCGTTATACTGATTAAGTTGTGCGCCTAGCGCGGACGCTTCCTGCTGAGAGAACTTCGCGACATTCGCTGCGCGCTGGGCCTGAGTCTTTGCGAGAGCGTCGGTTAGATCGGTGTCGATCTTCTTCCGTTCTTCCGCGAGCCGCAGATACTCGGCGTTCGCGGTCTCATACGTAGACTTCTCTTTCTTCGCTGACGCGATGTCCGCCCGTTGCTTCGCATTCGCGATTTGTTGGTCGAGCGCCTTAGCCTGGAGGTCGTGGAGACGCTGAAAGTACGTTTCTGAATCAATCAGGCCCGCGTCGCGCTGTGCCTTAAGCGCGGACTCCGAACGCTTTGCCTCCGCCTCAATCAACCGGTTCAGGCCAGTGATGCGGGCCAGTTCGGCGTTTAGGCCATTTTCACTAGATTGTTTCCGGGTCTTATGCGCGTACTGCTCGTTGATCTGAGCGACGTTGCCCTGGTGCCGCTTAAGCGCATCGGCGTAATCCTTGGAGTTCTTGTCTAGGTCTCGAATCGCTTCTGCGAATTTCTTGTTCTCGTCCTCCAACTCCAGGCCGCGCTTTTCCTTCGGGGTGGCGTATTTGCTATCTCCAAGGTAAGCCTTGACACGTACCGCCGCATCCCCGCCTTTAGCATCTGCCTCGCGCTGCCGAATTGCCTTGAATTGCGCTGCCTGCTGATCGCGCAGGACGTTAAGCTTCTTCATTTCAATGTCGAGAGCTTCACGCGCCGAGATAAGACCGTTCGGACCGTTAACGGCTGCACCACTATGCGCCCGTAGTGCACCCTGCAATTGTTCGACCTTGGCTAGCTGATCGCCAATCTGTTGCGTCAGTGTGGACGGTACGCCGATGTTCATTATCGACCCCTTCACACGGTCGATAATCGCGCCCCAGTCCCGCCACCATCGCAAGACGGAACCCATGTTCCTGTCGGCGTCTGCTGCGACTTTCTCATGCGCACTAGCAAGATCGCGCATTACCGCGCGGACAGCGGATGCGGAGTCGCCTTGCTTCACGAAGTTGTCAATCTCTTCGATTTGCGCAGCGCTGAACGTATGGTGAGCTTTCTGGTACTCAGTGACCCATTTAATTACATCATCCTGAATCTTTGCCAGGGACTCCGCCGCCTTGTCGGTGCCGATCCCGATATCTTCTGACATCGCTAGGGCAGCTTTCGTAGCAAGTCCAAGGTCATCGCCAAGTACTGCGCCGGTCGCGGCGACCTGCGCCATCGTTTCGCGGATCGTAGATAGGGCTGTATGGCCGTCCTGGAGGCGGTTTGACCACGCTAGCATCTGCTCAGTACTCAGACCGAGATAACCGCCGGTCGCCGTGATCGCCTTGTTGAACTGCTGCACGGACTCGTAACCCGCGTATACCTGTTTGGCGAACAGAAACGCCGCGCCGGCTGCTGCTGTAAGTCCCATTCCGAGCGGGGACATAATCAGGCTGAGTGCGTCGGATGCCTCTGCCATCACCAGCATAGACCCAGCAAAGCGCTTCCATTGATTCTGTGACGCCTCATGCGCCAAGACGAGCATTTCGCGGCGCGCTGCGGAGTTGTTGAGGCTGAACGAGTGTGCGGCTTTCGCGGCCTTCTCAATCGCTGCTGTTTGTGTGGCGAATGCTTGCGTCACGCCGCGTGCGGCGGCTTGTTGATTTAGCATTTCCAGGCGCGTTTTGCCTGCTGTCGCCTGTAGCCGGTCGTACTGGTCTACGAGCTTCTTTGCCTCACGCGCCGTGAGGTTGTAGCCGTTGGTGGCTGCTTCCTGCATTGCGCGCTGTACTGCTTCTTGCTTCCTACGTACTTCTTCCTGCGACGCGTTTAATTGCGCATTCGCGGCCCGAAGTTGACCAATGCCCGCTTGTGCACCGGAGGCGTCAACCGAGTAGCGTACGGTTACGTTGTTGTTGCTACCGCTCACGAACCTCCTTTCTTGTTTAATGCTGCCAGGATGGTGTCGCGCGACCGATCTACGGCGCGCTGCTTGACGGCTTCAAAGGCAGGCCGGACGAATGGATACGCCGGCATACGCGAGTTGCCGCCCTCCAGCATTGCGGCAAGGGTTTTACGTGCGAGCCTACCCCCTGTTTTCCATTTGGATTTTGTGTCGCCTACAAACAGCGTGAGGTATGTAGCGTTAAGTCCCGCTGTACTGTTGTCCCGGTCGTATGCGACGGTTAATCCGGATAACAAGTCGCCAGATTTTCGCGGGACTCGCACCGCAATTTCGTTCTTGATTTCCGTAACGCCTGCTGCGGCGGCTTGACGTAGAACAGACTCGGATACTGTGGCTTCGAGTGCAGCGATTTCTTTAGCCAGCGCGTCCGGGTTGTCTACGGAGTACGATTTTCCGCGTGCCATTCTTCTTTAGCTCCGCAAGGTTGACACCGAAAACGGACGCGGCGATTTCCTCTGCGCTGCGTGTCGGCGCTACTGCCTTCGGCGTGGTGATCCACGGCATGAACTGACTAGGCAAGAGCGGGGGTGTGTTTGGTGTTCTGTTGACGTTCGCGATAACGCTGGCGATAGTTCCTGCGCGAAGGTCTGCGATACGGTCCCCGAATGGTTCAATGGAGAAGTACGCTACCCACTCACCAAACTCTGCGCTGGATATTTCCGCCTGTGCACGCCTCACGGACATCCCAAGTTCTTTAGCCAGCCGGAACCACATCAAGCGTTCCGGGCTGGCCCTTAGTTTTTTGCAGCTTCTGCCTCTGCTGCTGCGCCGATGTTGTTGATTCGCATGGACACGGCCGCGATTTCTGCTACCGCCGTTGCCCGCGATTCCTTGAGTGCTGCAACGTCATCGACGTTGAACATCGGGGAATCCTGTTCGTCAACAACCGTCGATACCACGAGTAGTGCCTCAAAGCGCGCGTTGCTAAAGTCGTCGCCCATGTTCCGGGTCAGGGACTCGCGAGCGTCGCCAGAGAGTTCCTTGAAACGAAGTTTTGAGCCGCCTAGTGCCTTGATCGGCTCCTCATGGATTGCGGGGGCGATAGCTGCGAAGATTTGTTCTTTGTTCATGTGTTACTGACAGGCTTCACAGCCTTCCTCGAAGTTGCAGACAGTTGGGGAGGGCGCGTACTGCGCCTCACGGATAAGACGGTTGATAACCGGTACGGCGTTCGCCTGGACTTCCTCCATCGCGAGCCGCACCAGTTCTTCGAGTCGATCAGGTGCCTGCAACAGTGACCGTGATGTCGCCAGTGATTTCCAGGTTGACCGTACCGGTTACGACCTGATCGACCTTTGCCGAGATAGGGAAGTCCTTCACGAACGCGCTAAATTCGAGCGTCGAGCCGTCCGAGAGTGTCGCGCGGAACTGGATGGACGTGCCCGCTTTCTTCGCAGCCAACAGGGCCGAATGCGAGGGCTCTTTCAGATTGATGTTGATGGCTAGGGAGACCTGCCCCCAGTCTTGCAGACCGAGACGCTTTTCTTTGGCCTTGCTGTCCAGGTCGGTTACATCAATGACGTTTGCCGCACCGTTGAAGCCGGAGAGGTCGGTGAGGTTTTCGACTTTCGCCCAGGTGGGCGCACCGGTCGATGCGGTGTTGTATTCGAGCTTAGTACCTTGGGCGGTAATTGCCGTAGATACGGTGTTGTCTGCCATTAAACCTCAGTGTTGTAGGTGATGGAGAAGTCCAGAGACGAACCATAGAGGAGCGTGTCGGACTCGAAATTGCTGACGGGACCGCCAATCGGAACCGCCTTGACTTGGGGGTTGACGAGCGTCTGTTTTATCTGCCGCATGATTTGCGACGCCTCTTTACGCGTCTTGGCCCATACACTAATCTGCACGCGGGCGTTCTCGATGGAGGGTAACTCGTTGTCCAGTCCGGTAAAGTCCTGGCCGCCGACTACCTGATACGTGATCCACGGGGCGAGAGTTCGTGCTGGAGCTACGTCGGGATAGACTTGACCGGAGGCGAGAGAGGAGAGTGCTTTGTAGACAATCGACTCAACCATCGTTCGCGTTCTCGGTGCAAACGAGGTCCGTGTACTCGCGAGACGCGACGTTAGGCAGAACGGACGCGATATTGAAAATGACGCCCTGGGCTACCGCCCGGTCGCCATTGGTCACGTCGTCTCGATAGCGGATACGGATGCTTGCAGAACCGATGTCTACCGACGTGCCGCTTGTAATGCGTTCCTTCCCGTTAAGTTGGAGGACTGCACCCCAGACGGACGCGTATTCCGTCCACGCGTCAATCTCTTGTCCGGTATCAGGATCGCGGCCGGACGTGCGCCGCTGTAGGGACACCTTGTTACGGAGCGTCCCGGCGCGGACGCCGGTTACGATGCGCCGTGTTGGACGAGTGGGAATGCTTCTCACGCTAGGGCGGGGTCGCGGTCGCGCATGAGCAGGGATTGAACGGCGGGGCCAATCGGATCGTTTGCCCCTTCGCGGTCCTCGTAGAGGGACGCGAGTACCAGGAGGACGGCGGTACGAATGCGCGGCGGCACGGTGTCCGCTGTGTAGCTGGCCGCCGCATCCGTTTTCAGGTATCCGACGATAATATCGCTAGACGCCGTGACGAGGCCCTTTAGTTCCTCGTCGCTGTCAGTGTCCGTGATCCGCAGTTGTGCTTTTGCTTGCGCGAGTGTGATTAGGTCACTCATCGGCCGTACTGGCTTCCTCCTCTGGCGGTTGTTCCTCTTGTTCTGGCCTCGTGTTGTTTGTCGCCGGTGCATTCGAGTCGGGCGGCTTACGCCCCGCCAGTGCGGAAAGGGCGTAATTTTGCTGTTGCATGTACGGTGTATCGCCGCCTTCCTTGGGCGCGAGACCTTGCCGCGCGCGCGCTTCATTCGGGGCCATGATCCCGGCACCGACCGATTGCGCGGTTGCGGACAGCATAGCTGCCTCGTCCATTCGCATGAGGCCCGACGTATCGAACTTGAAGCCGACTGTATCGGGGACCCCGAATGCATCGTCTAGCAGTAGCTCGATTGCCTCAAGGTAGGCTTGCAAACAATCTGAGTAGTACATTGCCTCGTAGATAGCCGAGCTATTCGCAGTGCGCGAGCCGGTATCCAAACCGATCTTATGACCTGGGACGTGGAAGCATCGAGCGACATCCTGTGCAGTCCATTGGAGGTGTTCGACGGTTTGCGCGTCGGAACCGGTCATCGTCATTGGGTTGTACACAAGGCCGTCACCCGCTACGAGCGTGCCGCCTGCGCCCATGCCGCTGTACTCGTCCATCTGCTTCTTCAGCCGTTGCGCTGTTGGTTCCGAGATTGCTCCCGGAGCGGACAGCACGCCGGAAGGGCGGGCCGCATTGGAGAAGAACGCGGCGGAGTTGTTCGTGATGCTGCTGGCGAGAACGGCCGAACCCGCACACGCTGCAATCGGAGTCATGCCTACGAGCGGATGCCACGACGTGATACCCCGATCATGGATGATGTCACGCGCGGGAACCACGAAGGTCTCCAACGGAGTGACCATAAGCGGGGACATCGTGACCTGATAGAAGATCGAACCATCCGGCGCGACGAGAGGAACAACGTACTTGGGATTTAGCACGTCCATCGAGACGATGCTGCCCAAGCTGTTCCGGTTGAGAAGAACGTAGGTATTGCCGTGCGTCAGCTTGCTTGCGACCCAGGCTTTAACGAACTGCTGCCGCGTCTGGTAGTGATTTGGTTTGCGCAGTACGCTTGTGAAGCGCGGCGCGCTCGATTCGAGCCAAACGCCATCGATCAACTTGACGTACTTGATACGCAGCTTCGAAACATCCGACGAGATGAGGTCTACACACGAGAACACGGCGGAGCTTGCAAGCATGCCGTCTCGCGTGCTTAATGCCTGGTTCTTTTGCCACGCCCCCGTAAAGGGCTCGCGGATGTACCCGTTAGACCCAGGCGCACCGATTGCAGATGCACCGATAGACGCGGCGGGACGCTTCTTGACCTTGAGCGCCTTCGTTACGTCCCAGCCGAATACCCTCATTCAGCGTCCTTTGTTTGGGACTTCGGGCGGCCGGGTTTGGGAGCGATCTTTACCCAGCCGAGGGCGATTAAAAACTCAGCCTCTGCCTTTCCCAGCGTCCGCTTTTCGCCTTCCTTGATCGGCGGGTGTAGCGGTGCGTCCCTTACGGCTTGCACCGTGACGAATTGAGACATAGCCCTCCTTGAAGGTGATTAGGGAAGCCCCGCGTCGGCGGGGCACGCGAGATTAGGCCGCAGGGGTCGAGCCGTAGCTAGCGCCCGTGATGACGTTCGCCGCGAGGTTGCGGCGCTTTTGCCAGTTGATGAACTGGCCGATACGTACTGCGACCATGTTGTTCTGAAACATCGAGACCGGCGCAGAGGTTGCGTTTGCCGGGTCGCTGTCCATAATGATCGACGCCTCTCGGGTGATGTCGATCTGCGGCCCTGCGTCCTCCGAGAGGTAAACCTCGTCCGGAGTCAGGAACACGATTTGATCGCCGGGGCAGTTGTTCGACGTGATGACCGGGTAGTTCTCCAGCGTGCCACCCGCCTTACTGATGTCCGGGAAATACTTCGCGCCCAGAGCGTTACGCATCGCGCCGATTGCCTGTGCCCGTGCGGGCGACATGACCAGGACAGCGCGCGACAAATCGAGGTTTGCCGCAATAGCCGGAGCGGTAAGGGTCTGAATGTCCGCGATGAGATGCAGAGCTTCGCTCCCGCTCGCCTTCACGCCGGATACACCGTTGAGCATGCCCGCCGGCGAAACGTTCGCAACGGCTGCACCGTTACCGATGAACGTGCGGTCGAGGCCCTGCGCCGTAGCCTTGAGCAAATCGGCCTGCACCAGTGCTTCCGCTGCCGGGTTCGAGAAGCGGATGAGTTCGTCGGAGAACGCGGCAATCGCGTAGACCTTCGCCCACGTCAGGAAAATGGCGTTGAACTTTGCCGACGTAACCGGGACCGGCTTGGCTTCACCAACCCAGCCGACCGTCGTACCGCCGTTCTGACCAGCAATGCGCACGTTGAACGGCACCTTTCGGAGATTCAGGCGACCGAGGATCGTTTGCGGGTACAGGAGTTCGATGAAGTCACCCGCGTAGGTTTCCGGATAAATCAGGTTGCCCGCCCATTCTGCTACCTGCGTCGAACCTGCCGAGACGGCTGCCTTGACGATGCCGTTCACTACGGCGTCATCCTTGTAGTGTTCCTCCGCAAGCATCTTCGCGACCGCGAGGTTGCCGTTGGCCTTCGCGAGAACCATTGCGGTACGCGTAAATGCCGAACCCTTCGGCGCGTTGGTCTCGACCGACACGGCAGACTTCGCAGTGACCTTGATTTCGTTTTCTTGCTTCGGAACTGCGACCGCACGCGCAGCGAGCGACTTCTCCGTTTCCTTGAGCGTGTCCAGTTGCTTCTGGTCGGCCTTGAGTGCTTCGTTGATGCCGTCGATTTCTGCGAATTGTTCCGCAGTCAGAGCGACGCCTTCCGTTGCCGACTTCACGACCGTCGTATCGCGCTTCTCGACTGCCGCCGCCATCTTCTCTTGAAGTGCCTTGATTTGTTCTGCCAGAGTCATACGTAGTCCTTAGTAAGTGGGGTAAAAGAAGGGCTTGAGCGCGGCCCGTGGCGCGATTTCGATTGCTTGGGTTGTTGCCGCGCCGGTCGGCGGGTCTGCTTGCTTGCCTTGGGCGTTACCCTCTGGCGTGGTCGGAGCGATGTCCGGAATTTCTGCAAGGCTCTTGAACGCAGTAATCAGCGCTTCGGGATTGCACGGGATGGCAGTGAGCGATAGCTCGGAAATGTCCGCCTTCTTGTAGTGCATGCCCCCGTCGTCCTTGTAGGCGTACTCGGTCGGGCGGAATCGAATAGAGACGCCCTTGATAAGGCCGCTCTTGACGCTGTGCCATGCCTCGTCAGTGCGGCGCTTTACCTCACCTTCCTCGTCTACCTTCGGAATCTGCGCACGGAACGGGAGACCCTTCGCGGTCGGCGTGCCGAACTGCACAGTGCCTACCGGTTGATCGATCTTGTGATTAAGGAGGAGGGGTGTTTCTTTCTGGAACGTGAGGCCCAGAGGCTCTACCACGTCGTTTACTCTGTCCGCTGTCGGAGTTGAGGCAATCCCTTCAAACACACGGGAGTCCTCATTTACTGACTTGATGACGACAGCGGAAAACAACTTGTTGTCTATTCAGACCTCACAAAACGAAGAATTGATAGGTGCGCTCCGGTTCCACATCGCTTGCTGCAAGAACCGTTGCCCCGAATGCCATACCCATTGCGACGAGACCATCGATTCGGCCGGTTGCCTTCTGCTTGTCCAACTTGCGGTTTCCGGACGGGTCCCGGTTGACGATGGCGTTAGCTGCGCACATCGTGAGAACCGGCGTTAAGCCGTGTGCAATGCGTCCGTTGACGAGTTCCACCTCCAGCGCATCAAGCGCCGGAGAGAAGTCTTTGAAGCCTTGGCCGTGCGGAACTAGAGGCAGTCGTCCGCCTTCCTTCGCGGATGTGTCCGCGTCTACTCCGATGTCAGAGAACTCCTTTTTGAGGAGGTCGATACGCCAACGGTCGTAGGCGATGGAATGCAGGTTCAACCCGGCGCAGATATCCGCGATGTCGCGGGCGACGTACTCGTAGTCGACGGAGCGGCCGGGAGTGGTGCGAATGAACCCCTCTCGCGCCCATACGTCATACGGTGCACGGTCCCGCTTGGCGCGATCCTTGATGCCTTCAGCGGGCGTCCAGAAATACGCGTGCGTCTGCCATACGCCGTCCATGCGTCCGATTAGGACGAGGGAGGTAAGGTCAGTACGGGCCGAAAGGTCCAGGCCGCCGAATACCTGCGTGTTTGGTTCGAATTCCAGAGGCCGGCCGCCGCACGACTTCCACACATCGCGCGAGATGAACGGGGCTACTGTGGACACACGCTGATTGAGAATCAGATTGCGGAACGTGTTTTCCACTGAGGGCATGCGGACGGCCTGCTTGGCCTGCTCCTCTACGTCCTTCTCCGAGCGGAACACGCCGAGCGCTGGATTCGCCGCCGCCCATGCTTTCCTGTCCATCAGTTCCGCGTCTTGGTCAGCCGCGTAGAGACGACATACGATGTGCGGGTCGTTGCTCTTGAGCGCGTCATCGATCCAGACCGAGAGCAAATCCGCGTCGTTCGCCGCTTGCGTACTGATCGCGACTAGGAGCGGTTCGGCGTGTGCGCCTTGAGAGGTCGTTACCGCGTCGATGAAGTCGTCCTGCGGGCCGCGAATCTGGCCAATCTCGTCCAGAATCGCAAGAACTGGGGATAGCCCGTGCGTCGTCTTAGCCTCTGCGGACAACGCCTTGTATTCGACGTTGAGCGGCAGGCCGACGAGCTTCTTAGCGGAGGGGTTAATGCGGACGAGCGGGGCAATCTCGGGCGAAAGTTGGACCATCTTGGCCGCGAGGTTGAACACTAGGGCGGCTTGGTCGCGGGACATCGCCCCGGAGACAATCTGGCTGTTTAGTTTGGCCTCTGGCCCAATCAGGTGAGCAAGGAGGATGCAGGCGATAACCGCACTCTTGCCGTTCTTGCGAGCAATGCTTAGGTACGCGCGGCGCGTGCCGTGCGGGTTATCGTAGATCGAGAGAATGAACTCTCGTTGGAACTCCTCGAAGCGGATCGGTTGGCCGACAAGCGCGCCCTCCGGGACGCGGAGATAACGCTCACAGAACGCAATTACGCGCTCGCCGCGAGTCTGGGGGATTGTCTGCTTGAGTGGGCCGGGGCTTACTGGATCGCGAATCCTCAATGCGTCAGACCGGGGATTAGCCCGTCGTCTGCTTGGGATGCGTTGAGAACCGCTCCGCGTGCCGCTTGTTCAGCGCCGAGCTTCTTGCCTGCGTCTTGGCTGCGGCCTACTGTTGCCTCTGCGTGTACGTGCAGGGCGCGAGAAAGAGCTACAGCGCGGCGGGTAAGTGTCTCAAGCAGGTTGTGCTTGGGGTTCACTACCGGGGTACCGCGTGCGTTCTCCAGGATGTCCCCTTCGTCCTCAAGTTCGAGGCTGAGACGCGAGATATCTGCCTGAGTGCGGGCCAGATTCGCCGCAAGGGCTAAGTCCGCGTTGTTCCACGTCGTAGCCGCTCGGGCCTGCACGATCGCATCCCAGTAGGGCCAATCGTTGTCCCGCAACTTGATATGGTCCGGCGGCTTCATCGGGCCGGATGCTGCGGCTTGGGTAGCAGCTACAGCGGTCGTAGTGCTATCGGAGCGAGTTCGTATTTTGGAGGTCTCCTTATATTGGGCTACGTGTGTATGCGTGCGCGCACGACGCTACTTACCTTGGAATTTGCGTAGCAGTAGGACGCCGACTAATGCCACGGGCCAGAGGAGCATGATTGCGCATATGGCCGCAAAGAGACCGCCAGCGAGCCGCCGCCTTATGGAGTTCGGCAGGCACTTAAGCAACAGCACCGGGAGCCAGAGCAGCACACATGCGTAAAGCGTTTGGAAGAATCCGCCGCTATAGAACGCTGGTCCCGAACCTTGTTTGACCCAACCGCCTGAGATGGGGCCACCGCGAAGCCTCACATATACGAACATGGCGAATCCCACGATAAGATATGCGTAAGGCCAGTAGTGAGCGGCAACAGTCAGCAGATTCACGCCGGAGATTCCAATGTGGCGGGTAGCATTGTCCAAATCCTAGAGCTATTCCGCGTTATCGGCGGAAATTTTTGCAGTTAGCGATATTTCGACACTGACCTGCCGGTGTCGCCGGAAAAGGCTTCCACAAATCACCATACCCCCGCCTTAAACGAGAATCACTCGCATCTATGGATGGGTGCTTAAAAATTAGGCAATCTATAACCCGTATCGTGCTTTGTCTCTTACGAAAATAAGCGTTTTATACGGTATAAGAATCACCATAGTTATCACTGAGTAGACCACAGTAGATTCACTGGGTTATCTCTGTGGGAATCAGCTATTCCAATGATGGGAGCTATCCGTAGGCATTCCATTTACTGAGCTACCAGACTTAAGCACATACCCTCTATCTGTAGCTGTTTTCTTCTTATGGCAGTCTATGCAGAGCAAATGTAGATTATCATCATCATTCGTTCCACCTTGTTCTAGTGGAATAATGTGGTCTACTTCTCCAGCGTGTACAGCTATTCCGCACTTCTGGCAAGTGTAATTATCTCTACGTCTAATTCTCTGGCGTTGCTTAACGCCTGCATCGCCTCTTAGGCGAGACTGCTTTGTATTCTTCTGGATAGCTCAATCTCCTCGCTCGCTTCGCTCGCTCGGATAGAACCACCGTGCGTATTATCCTATCTACCCTTGGTAGACCAATGAATGAACAGGGTTCGCCTTGCACGTACCTGGGGCATCATCCGGCATGCCTACCGATCGGGTGAGGGTCGTCCTCTCCTAAGCCCTCGACAATTTTATATTGTGGAATATGTCGTCTAATGCATTGATTTTGTTGTGGTTTCTTAGCGAAATAGTTTCCATATCGCGGACCACACGGAGGCCCGCACGGCGGTCTTGACGGCGAGGTTTCCCAGGTCTCGGGCGGCGCTGTTTGAGGGTCTACGTGCAACTACTTTTACGCCGAGGCGTTGTTTGAGTGCTTCTGGTGATTTTGTGCATTCCTCGAATATCGTGTTACGCTCATTTTCTACGATGTGCAGAAATAGTACGGCTTTATCGTCGTCTAGAGAAAGAGCGATATTTCCTATTTTATTCTCGAACTGTTCAAGAACTTCCTGACCCAACTCCGCTGATCCATTGACGGCGAAAGTTAATGAGCGCCTCCAACTGTCCTCGACCATAAGCCTAATTTCGTTCGGAGTCGGCATTTCGTCAGTGCGCACGGTGTCCATTGGACCGCCTCATGGATAAATGGAGGGACACTACACGCACCTTACATTCCTGTCAAATTTGACGGGAGAACCATACCACTCGGCCGACTACTGCAACGTCGCCACCTTCCTTAAGCTCGACCTCAAACGCTGGGTACTTCGGGTTCTCTGGCATGACACGCAGCGCGCGGTTAGGTAGTGCCTGCGTGCGACGTATCACAATTTTCCCGTTGATCCGAAGTGCATAGATGCCGTCGCCGATCTGGTTGGCCTGCTGTCGATTCACGAGTACGTTATCGGCGCGCTGAAACAGCGGTTCCATTACGTCGTCCTCGATGCGGTGCACCGACAGATGGGCCGGGTCAGCGTTAAGGTACTTCTCTACCCAGTATTTACGGAATGCCATTGAAAAGGATTGCGTACCTAGGTCGTTGGCATCGGTCGGCGCGCCATCGTAGCGAGGCACAAAGACGAAATCGTCGTTTGGGTCATCCTGAGCGGGATGCACGGTGGCCGGAGTACCCGTGTCAGGCGCAAAGGTGCCTGGATAGAGTAGGTCCTCGCCCAGCAGCCAGCCGATAGGTTTCCCTGTTTCCTCGCGGAAGCGGCGAAGGGTTCCAATTCCTGGAATCTTCTTCATAGAAACCATGTTGTAGAGGGTGGAACTGGGGATGCGTCGATCCTTGCCCCATCCGTACAAGTCCTCAGTACCGATAGCAGCAAGCAGTCTACCCATAAATACATCGAACTCCGCGGCCTCGGTTACTGAGTTTTGGGATTCGCTACCTGAACCTGGGGTGTTGTCTTCACTGCGTTCCATATTCGTGTAACCGTAAGTGACTGATTTAACTGAATTATAGGCAGAAACTACTGGAAAATAAATATGATTTACAGAATTTCGTGGCCTTCTGTTCCATTGTTCGGTAAAGTTCATTCCGTGGTTAGCGACGAACTACCGAAATATGAGGCGATTCTAGCATATTCGGTTGCGGGGATACAATTCTCGGTAGATTTGTAAGTGCCTGTCGTAGACGGGCGCGACGACATGGTTACGGCCTACCAGCCCGGCGCGTAAGTCCTCTAAGGGGCGAGAACGGGATAAAGAGTCGGGAGCGCTAGAGACAATCACGCCGGGGAAGTGGGCCGGGTGAAAACGACAGCGCAGCGAGCGAGGCGGAACCTCCCCAGTTCCAAGGACGCGAGCCCGTTCCTATACGGCCATGCAGCAGGAAGCCCGTAGGCTTACCTCTTGCCCCGTGTACAGACGGTCAACGAACTACGGTTCGTAGAGCAGGTTCTCGCGAGCCTGTTCCACCAACCGAACAACGAGAGGAACGAAACCACATGAACAGCCAAGAACGCACCGCCCGCATGGACGAGCTGCTGAAGCAAGCCGGCATCAACGTCCGCCGTGTTACTTGCCTCGGCGCGTTCGTGCACGTCGACTCTTACAAAAAGTACGACCTGCAACTGCGCGGTATCTTCGGCCGCATGGGTGCCGCCTCGGTTCACGCCAGCGAAGGTCGCCACATGGACGGCGTCGACGGCTACCGCATCGTCGCGCGCTTCGCCTAACAACCGCTCTTCTACAGGAGAACAACGATGACCTACAAAGTCCTGAGCGCCGATTTCAGCGTCTGGAAGCACGTCATGTATTTGCCGATGGCTCGGGCCATCGCCGAGCGCGATATCGATGCAGCCAATCCGGTGCTGTTCGTCGTGCCGGTCCTCGCCTAACAACCCCGCCCGCTACAGGAGAACGACGATGGCAAAGCAGATTCCGCAACGCGCCGAAGGCTGGAAGTTCAAGGGTGCCGCCGGCCGCTTTGCCGTGTGGCACGCAGGGAAAAATGACTATCGCATCACCGAAGGCCACGGCGGCGATGTCATCGCGACGAGAGATCAGTTTGGGTTGGCGTATGCAGAGGCGTCCCGCCGTTACGCGCTCGATGCCTATTACGCCGATCGCGCGGATGGCGGCCAAGCCGCGCTTACTGCTCACCGCTGACCAACCGCGCTCACTACAGTAGAACGACGATGAAGAACCTCAACATCGCAGGCACCGGGGCTCATCCCGGCTGGCACCACATCAGCAAAGAGACCGAATGGGCCGACGAGCCCCACCTTTTCAGCATGGGTCGCCCGTTGGATGCTCCAGACGTGATGCCGGCAGGCGGCTGTTCTGCCAACGTCTGCCGCACGTTGCTCGCAGGAAGCGCGCTTCGCCTTGGCTCCTTCAACGAGCCGATGTAGCTCGCGACGACGCGCGCCTGACCAACCGCGCCCGCTGAACCGGCAATTTTGCGAGTATCTCGTGCGGGCGAAAAATAGCTATAATCGCTCGCCCGGTTCGGCAAGAGGATTTGCATGAGTCCTTTTGCTTAACCGAAACAAGAACGAGAGTGTATGACCAATCAAACCATTCCGAACCAAGCAGCCGGGGGCGCGGCTGCTCTTTCACAATCGGGCCGTGTCAATCAACGGGAGGGCGACACACACGATAGCCTCGTGCGGCGCGCGGCGAAGGCGTCAAGCATCGAAGAACTCCGCCGCATCGGCTCCACATGGCGGCAACGCTACTTGAGCTCGTAGCATCAGACAGCGCGACATCCAACGAAGGCCCGCCTAGTGCGGGCCTTTTCTTTTCCGCTACTGACTGTAATCAATTTAGGACTACAACATGACGCAAACCCGCAAGCCGCTGGATCCGCTCCGCACGCACACTGTCGGCCGTTTCCTCAACGAGAACCCGGAAGCAAAGAAGTTCGTCAATCGTCACCGTGACGAGAAGGTGCGACACGCGTTCCACAATCTCGGTAACGAGGAAAACAAGCAGCACGTTACGCGTCGTGGCGGTATTGCAACGCGGTTCGGCTCGATGCTGGGTCGCGGTACGGGCTTCAATATCTCCTGCAAGGCGCGCGCTGTATGACCCTCGCGGAAGTCTACAAAGAAGCTACTCGTCTGGGTCTCTCGCCCGCTTGGTGCAAAGACACGAACACCATCCAGATTGACGGACATCGTTGGGACCGCTGGGCCGCACTGAGGAACTCCCGTGAACCCAAGCCGTTCGTCTCGTACCGCACTAGGTCACTGCGCGGCAATGTAGCGGGGCGCATTCAGGCGGGTTACTCAGTGGTTCACGCGTGACACTGATGGACGAGTCGAAAGCAATCAGGGCGTTCGCCCGCGAATGGAACCGGCGCGAACTCGCAAGGGCACGAGCTTAAGTTTCGCTGTACAGGTTGGGACTACTTTTACTTATAGGAAACTGAGATGGAAAAGAAATTCACAGCGGGTCAACGTGTCAAGTTCAACCAGCGGTACGTCGCGAACAAACGGAAAACATACGAGCGGGGTTCAATGGGTACGGTGGCGCGGGACCAACTCGGCGTCCTGGTATCCGTGAACATGGATGACGGAACTACCACAACCGTCTTCGCGTATCGGCTGGATTCATACACGGAGATTCCGGAATTCAAGGTCGGGGATACCGTCCGCATTACGCAGAAGTACACCAACGGCGGCGAACTGTACTGGGCGGAACTGATGGACAAGTACGTTGGCCGTGAAGGTGTCGTGATCGAGACGCCGCCGACGCACCGCTCCATCCAAGTTTCTGTTGATGACGACGCGTGGTGGTATCTGCCGGAGTCTCTGGAGCATGTCAAAGCTGAACAAAAGCAACCCGAACCCGCGAGCGAATTCCGCATTCGCAAACATGGGACAGCACTCCGTGAAGTTCGCGGCACTCCGTTCGTGTCGCAGGAAGCAGCAGAGCAAGCAGTCTCCCGCTATACGCCGGGTAGCGTCTACGAGATTGTCGAAGTCAAGGTTATTCGCACCGTGAAGGTCGAGCAAGAAGTGCGCGTGATCGACTACAAGGAGGCTGCGTGATGAAAGTAGGTGACAAGGTACGAAACGTTAGCGAGACCCGCGCTACGTGGGACGGCGATGACGGTCCCGTCGTCGGCGCAGTGTATACGGTTGATCGCGTGTCCTCTTGCGGGGGCTATATCGGATTTGCGGAGTTTCGCCGCCGCTACCCAGGACATATGCGCCGTGCCAGCCGCTACGAAGTGACCTTAGCGGAGGAAAAGCCCGGTTTCGACCTCCTCGCCGCGATGACCGGAAAGCCGCTCAAGTTCCGATCCGGCTGCGATGTCAAGTTCATCGCGTACTCGCGGGAAGCAAAGCCGCATTGCCAACTGGTTCTGTTGAACCCGACGACGGGCAATATCGTGACGCGGTATGCGAATGGCAAGGCAAGCGACGAGCCGCATAACGATCCGGGCGACATCCTCGTAAAGGGGGCTGCATGAAGTTCCATACCTCCGAAGATGGGCGCACCAATGTTATTGAGCGCGCTGAGTACGTTGCAGTAGCCCGTGCGTACGCTGGCTGCGGCGCGTGTGTATTCAACGAAGGCGAGCTAGAGGACGACTGCTTTGAGCATGCGTGCCTCCGCGTTGACTTCCCGGAGGGGCATTTGCTGCGGGATACGCCACATCGAATCATCTGGGTCCGCAAGGATTGAAACTCGCATTCTACGTCGTGTGCCTCGCGGCGTTTCTCGGCGGAGCGATTACCGGATGTGCGTATGACCTGAGCCGTACTTGGTCGGCGTGCATCGTCACGACGCCGCACAAATCCACTTGCAACTAACCTCTAACTACTAAGAACGACATGGCAAAAACTATCGCGGAACGAATCGCGGATTACTGCGCGAAAGCCGCTGACTACACGGCGAAAGCTGACGCACTGGAAGCACAAGAGAAAGCCGCCGCCGCGCTGGATTCGCTCAAGCAGGGCGACGTAATCCGATTCAACTACGGTCGCGGCGAGACGCGCGGGGAGTTCACGGGCGAAGTGCGTGCAGTGTTCGATACGGACAAAGGCAAGGGCATCAAGGTTATCAAGGGCAGCGGCGCGGACGAGGAAATCGTAACGATCCGTCCAGGTGACATCGTGGCTATCGGTGAGGAAGTACGGGAGGCCGATGCGAAGCAAGGTAGCGGCGAACTCGCGCCCGCTGATCCGCTGGCGGGTATCGAGTGATGAGCAAGACGGTAATCGTATGGGACGAATGCGGCCAGAGCGATATTTCGTTCGTCGTGATCGATCGGGACGTAACGCATCTCGCAGGCGTGTACATAAACCGTGGTGGTAATGACCGCGACAAGGAGGACGAGCTTACGGGGCTCATCTATGACGATGCGGGGCGTACCCGTAACAAACACCTTCCGTCATTCCCAGTCGATGCAGTCAAGGCGGGCGCGGCGGTCGTCGTCTGCGGCTTTCTTCCCTAATTAGCAAGGAGACCACATGCACAAGTACACGGCCGCCCTCTTGGCGGCGTTCGCAGCAACCAAGGATTTCGCGGCGCGCGGCGCGGAACGAATCCGAAAATTCCTCGTCGCGCTTCACGTCGCGAACCTCAAGCGTCTGGTAATCCGCACTGTCGAGCGTGCCCGCCGCGCGGATGACGATGTGCGCTATCACGAAGCCGGAGCGGTCGAAGCTCGGATCAAGGCCGACGAGGCGTGGCGACATGCAGACGGGCAACTTTCGGCGGCCAAGAAAGACGCGGCAAAGCACGGAGTGACGCTTTGAAGCTGTTGCCGTGCATCTTCCTCATTTTCCTCGCGTTGAAACTGGCGGGGATTGGCGTGGTCGCTACGTGGCCGTGGTGGCTTGTGACGTTGCCGCTCTGGATAGGTTTTTCAGCCCTCGTTGTGGCGATTGTGGCTGGATTGTTCATCTTGGGCGCGGGCGGTACGTGGATCGCGATCCGTGACGGACTGAAACGGAAGTAACCAATGAGTCGCGTGCTGGAATCGAAAGAATGGTTGCAGCACGCCCAATCCCTCCCGGAGGGGGGCAGTAGAAAGATTCCGCACGATTGCGGCCCCGGCGATTGCCTGCACATCAACCATAAGCGGGATGGCTGGGCCGCCTACTGCCATAGGTGTGCATACAAGGGCTGGGTTCCACGTCCGGCTGAAAGCCTCACGGAAAGACTTGCCCGTCTGCGTCGAATACAGGCCGCAGAGGAGGTCATAGCCGCTAGTCCTGCCTTGCCCCTTCCCGCAGAAATGAACCCGTCAGAGTGGCCGCTGGAGGCCCGCGTGTGGCTCTACAAGGCGGGCATCTCGAACACGGAAATAGAAGCGCTGGGGTTCTACTGGAACTCACGCATGCATCGCGTAGTTCTTCCGGTTCGCGACGAGCTGGGAGGCGTCGTGTACTGGCAGGCCCGAACGTTAGACAAGAGCAACCCACGGAAGTACGTCAATCCTCACGTTGATAAACGGCGTCTCGTTGCGCGGTACGGCAACGGGCCGCTGACCGTGCTTACGGAGGATTTGCTATCCGCGTACAAGGTCGCGACTCGCGGCGGTGTCGCTGGATGGTGTCTGCTGGGGACAAAGATATCCGACTGGATCGCGGCGGAGTTGATCCGTTCGGGCAAGCCGGTAGTCGTGTGGCTGGACCCTGATAGGGCAGGACAGACGAACGCAGCAAAGATTATCAAGCAGCTACGGGCATACGGCATTGCTGCGCGCAACGTAGTTTCAAGTAAAGACCCGAAGTTATTGAGCAGAGAGGAAATACATGAGCACATCCAAACTTAGCCCGCGTTTCGTGGATAAGGAAGTCAAGACGGTCGAGAGTGTGCGCGATGGGGCTACGCTCAATCTCACAGACGACGAGGCGCGCATGCTTGTCGCCCTCGTCGGAAAGACTGGCGGCGCCGGGCTCAGAGAAGTCTATTCCGCGCTGATCCGGGAGTACCGGGACGACACGTACAAAGCCGTTTCTGCGTTTGACGGAAAGCCCCTGCCGACGATTCACATTAAGGCTGCTTAACGCTTGTCCATCGAGGTAACACTCCTCCAGCTTCTCAAGTACCGCGAGCGTTATGAGAGGCTGGCGAAAGCAGTACCCACAGCAGCACTAGAAGCAAAGTCCGTTGTCATCCTGGGCGACTACGGGAAGTTCTTCGAGGAGTTCCCGGAGCAGCAGCGCATCGAGCTTGAGCCGTTCATGCTGTGGTTTGGGACGTTCGCGCATCCAACGCTTACGCCTGAGCAACTTGCGCTGTACCGCGCGCTACTGGGACGAGTCCTTAATGAGGATTGCGACCCGTCGCTAGAAGCCGGAATCATGGAGCGCCTAGTAGCGGCAGAGACCGCGAACCGCGTTACGTCGCTGATCGAGAAGTACAACAACGGCGACGAGGTAGACCTCTACGTTTCCCTACGGGACGAGGTTGAGCGTTTCGAGCAGAACACGAATCGCAAGGTGCGCGTTCCGTGGATCAACGAGGACATTGATTCGATCCTGCTTGATGACAAGGACGATAGAGGGCTGCATTGGCGGCTGGACTGCCTGAACACGGTAATGCGCCCGCTTCGCGGCGGAGATTTCGTCGTTTTTGCGGGGCGTCCGGACAAGGGTAAGACGACGGGCATCTCATCCGAGGTTACGTGCATGGCGAGCCAGTTTGACGCCTACTACGGTCCCGATAGCGGTCGCTATGCCCTCTGGATGAACAACGAGGGTCCGGGTAAGCGCATTGTCCAACGTACCTACCAGAGCGCGCTTAACGCAACGATGGCGGAGTTAATCCGCATGTCGAATAACGGGACGCTCAAGGACAAGTACGCGGACGCTGTTGGCGGTGTCGATCGCATCCGCATCATGGACGTTCACGACTTCTGGAATTACGAGGTCGAGGACATCATGCGCCGCTGTCCGCCCGGACTCGTCGTGATGGATATGGTGGACAACATCAAGTTCGGCGGGCAGGCGTTGAACGGCGGGCAGCGTACCGACCAGCTTTTAGAGGCTCAGTATCAGTGGGCGCGCCTTATGGCCGTGAAGTACGACACGCCGATTATCGCCACGTCGCAAATCTCAGCGGACGGCGATGGTATGCAGTTCCCGACGCTACCCATGCTCAAGGACAGTAAGACCGGGAAGCAGGGAGCGGCGGACGCAATCATCACCTTGGGCGCGTCGAATGATCCTTTCTACGCGTCGTCGCGCTGGATCGGCATGACGAAAAACAAACTGCGCCGTCAAGGTGCGCCCCAATCACCCCAAGCAGAAGTCATGTTCGACGGCGAACGTGGTCGCCTGCTTATGCCTGTGGAGACCGCATGAGGGAAGTCAAGATTTACGTAACGATCCAGTACCAGTCGGAGCCGCGAGAAGGATTCGGAGACGACGCACCGGACGCAATCATTGCGGCGAAATGCGATGACATCGCGCGTGTCTTGGGCGGCGAAGTGATCGACTTGGAGATTAAGTGAGATACGGCGTCATCCGCACGCAAAAGTGCGACTACGACGTGAAGGGCGGCCCGGTGCACTGGCTGCGACGCGGCACTTTGGTTCGCGTCCTCCGTGGTGGGGAGGGGTTCGGGTATCAAGTCGAAACCATGTACCCAGTATTCGCCATTCCCGTCGTGCGCAGCCGGTCGCAACGCTACGGGGTTCGGGAACAGCACGTCGTCCGTTCCGACTTCTACGAGCTTCCTCAATGGTTTGGTCCGTTCTTGGAATGGTTCGCGCCGAAATTCCAGCGCGCTCGCGAGTGGCTCGGCTGGGCGTAGCCGAACTCATCGGCAGTATCTGCCTAGTGATTCAACTGCCCTGGATGGTGGGCGGCACTGGATTCCTTGTATGGGAAATGATTCAACAACTTACGGAGTTCGATGACGATTCCAACCGGGTTTAAGCCGATGCTGGCTGCGACCCTGACGAAGCCGGAACTTATCAAGTTCCCGGTATGGGCCTCGCCCAAGATTGACGGTATCCGTTGTGTGTTCTTCGGCGGCGTGGCGTATAGCCGCTCGCTCAAGCCGATCCCGAATCCGGTAGTGCAGGAGTTCGCCGCCGCATACGCGAGCCTCTTGGAGGGCCTGGACGGTGAGCTTACGGTAGGGTCTCCGACTGACGCTAACTGCATGCAGAACAGCATGGCAGTTATGTCCAAGTCGGCCGAGCCGGATTTTACGTTCCATGTATTTGACTGGTTCCCGCTGCGGATTCCAACTCGTTCCGATGAGATGGGCTACGACCGTCGTAGCGAGATCGTAGAGCGGCGCATTGCTGACTTCTACGCCCGGTATCCGGCAGAGGACATTAAAGCCGTCCCGCAACACCTCTGCATATGCGCGGATGATTTGGACAAGCTAGAGGCGCGTTTCCTCGCAGACGGCTACGAAGGAATGATGATCCGCACCCATGACGGCAAGTATAAGTGCGGCCGGAGCACGGAGCGCGAGGGCGGTCTCGTCAAGGTGAAGCGGTTCGTAGACGGCGAGGCGGTAATTGTCGGGTTCGAGGAGGAAATGCGGAATGAAAATGAGGCGACACGCAACGCGACAGGCCGAACGGAGCGCAGCACCGCACATGCGGGCTTGGTCGGCAAGGCGACGCTGGGCGCGCTCGTTGTACGCCGAATCGATGCGACTGGCGACCGCATACCAGTCGGACCCGTGTTCAATATCGGAACGGGCTTTTCGGCCGCACAACGTCGGGATTACTGGCAAGACCGGGAGAGTTTTGTTGGTCGGCTAGTCAAGTTCAAGCACTTCGACCACGGCACGGTAGACGCGCCACGTCATCCAGTTTTCATCGGCTTCCGTCATCCGGAGGATATGTAATGGCGCGTCTCTATAACGGGCACACGCTCGTAGAGCTTGAGGAGACTTGCCAGCACTGCGAGCGCGAGCAGACAGAAGGTTTGGATAGTCATTACGGCGACGAGTCGGAAAGCCCACGTATCGTGCTTGCGCTGATCGCTCGCGTTCGAGAACTAGGCGGTACGGATTGACGCCAGCAATACTCACGGCGAGCGGGCGTTACTTCGACTTCCTGGAACCTGATCCCGACAGTATCGTAATCGAGGACATCGCGACTGCACTGTCGCGCATCTGTCGATTTACGGGGCATACGACGCAGTTCTACAGCGTCGCGCAGCATAGCGTCCTGGTCTCGTATCTGGTTCCACCGGAGTACGCCTTGCAAGGACTGCTGCATGACGCGGCGGAGGCGTATCTCGGGGACGTTTCCAGTCCGCTTAAACAGCTTCTCCCGGACTACAAGGCTATCGAGCATCGTGTAGAGCGCGCGATTCTGGCGCGCTTTGGTTTGCCGTTCCCGTTGCATCCGGCGATCAAAGAGGCGGACTTGCAGGCGCTTGTGACGGAACGCCGGGATTTCATGGCTGAACCGATGGAGGTTTACCGCGTAACGGATGCGATTGCGTGGGAATGGGTTGAGGGTGTTGAGACGACGGCTGCCGTACCGCTGCCTATATTCAATCCGGCTGTCGCGCGAATGGTATTCCTTTCTCGCTACGCCGAATTAACGCAGGAGGGCTGACATAACGTATTGCGTCTGGGACGTGGAGACCACGATCAAAGCCTACATGAAGCGTAAGGCGTCTCCATTCCTCCCTGAAAATTTCGTCGTGGTCTCCGGTTGGAAGCGTAAGGGCGGGGAAGTCATGGCGGATTACTTCGGACGTGGCCCGCGCCCGTTCGATTGGTTCACGAAACTCCTCAAGGATACGACGCTGCTTGTCGGCGTGAACATCAAGTTCGACTTGCTGCACGCACTGCGTGAGCCGCAAAACCTTGATGCCTGGATGGAGTTCGTAGCACGCGGCGGGAACGTCTGGGACTGCCAGCTTGCGGAATACCTGCTACGCGGCATGGAGCCGACCTCGCACATGCTGTCTATGGACGAAATGGTTGTGTCCTACGGTGGCAACGTTAAGATCGATGAGGTTAAAGCGCTGTGGGAGGCTGGCGTAGATACGCCGGACATCGATAAGGATTTGCTGCTTCGATACCTCTGCGGCGACGAGTCGGGCTTAGGCGACATCGGCAACACGGAAAAGATTTTCCTGGGCCAGCTTGCCAAGGCCCGTAAGTCCGGACAGGTGAAGTCGATCCTCCTCAACATGGGGAGCCTGTTGTGTACCGTCGAAATGGAACGCAACGGGATGTACGTCGACAAGGCGCTTGGTCTGCGGCTCGCTGCGGAGCTTGAGGAGCGCTTGACGGCGATTACTGCGGAGCTTCGGGCGTACCTGCCGGATGACTGCCCCTTTGATTTCAACTGGTCGAACCGCTATCACCTGTCCCCGCTGATTTTCGGCGGTACGGTGAAGTACCAGAAGCGGACGGAAACGCTAGACGATGCGGGCAACCTCCAGTACTTCTCGAAAGAGGAGACGCATTACCTCCTTGTCGATGGGACGACGATGGAGTGCGGCAGGTGGGACGTTGCGTACGCAGCCGGGGCATTCGTTCAGGTTGACGAACCAGCTACCGAACTGGACCGCGAGTTGGGCCACTATGACGACGAGTCCGGAAAGTGGACGGTTCCGTTATCGCAGGTTGCGCGATTCGCAGGCGGGAAGAACAAGGGCGAACCCAAGACCAAGAAGGTCAAGGTTCCTGACCTTGAGCGAGGGCCTAAGACGGCTATCCGGGACTTCTTCTACAAGTTCCCCGGTTACACGACGCCGGACGAGATTTGGGCCAGCAGCACGCCGGGGCTGTACAGCGTATCGAGCGAGGTTATCGAAGCACTGGGGAACCGGGATATTCCTTTTCTCAAGACGCTGGCGAACGTCGCGAAGCTGGGTAAAGACCTTGGTACGTACTACATAACCACGGACGAAAAGACCGGGCAGCAAAAGGGCATGCTCACGCTGGTAGGTGACGACGGGATCATCCACCAGAAAATCAATCATACGTCCACGGTTACAGCGCGGTTTTCAGAGCAAGACCCGAACCTACAAAACGTATCCGGTGCGGGCAAATCGCAGGTTAAGAGCGTGTTCGTATCCCGCTGGCTTGCCGATGGTCAGGTTGTGCAATCTGACTTTACGTCGCTGGAAATCTTTATCCAAGCGATCCTCACGGGCTGCAAACAGCTTATCGATGACCTGCGTGCAGGCCTAGACATGCACTGCGTTCGCGTGTCGCAGAAGGAGGGCATCACGTATGAGGATGCCGTACTGAAGTGCAAGGGTGATCCATCGCGAGGCATCGCACCGTTACCGGACTGGGAGAAGAAACGGAAGGGCGCGAAGGAATTCAGTTTTCAGCGTGCATACGGTGCGGGGGCGGCAGGTATCGCGGCGTCTACTGGGATGCTTCTGGAGGATGTGCAGGCGCTTATCAAGGCGGAGGAAGTGCGTTACCCGGAGTTGTCAGCGTACAACGCGGCCAAGACGGAACGTATCAAGAAGTCCCGCCGCCCGACCAACAACATCCAGCCGCACCCGGAAGTAAAGGGCTTGATGTGCCAGCTTGGTAAGGGGTACAGCGTCACGCCCGACAACAAGGTGTACAGCTATCGCGAGTCGCCCGCTCCTGCGTGGCTCGTTCGGCAAGATGGTATGCCGCAGTCGTTCAGCCCGACAGAGATTGCGAATTACGAGGTTCAAGGCACGGGCGGCGAGTGGGCCAAGGCTGCAATGTGGCTTGCGATTCGCGCGTTCTATGCCCGGAAGAACTTCGGCGGGCTTGCGCTCCTTGTCAATCAGGTTCACGACGCGCTGTACAAGGATGCACACAAGTCTGTCCTGTTCGAATCGAGCGCGCTCCTCCATGCCTGCATGCTCGCCGCGTCGGACTTCATGGAGTGGTATTTCGGCTGGAAGATCCCGGTCCCTGTCCCGAGCGTCACGGTGCACGGGGACAACATGATGGAGGAAAACGCCTTTACGGGCGACTTCGAGGAACGCGCGGAGCAATTCCGCGTTGAACTTCGTCAGCAGTACATGGGCGGCTACACGCCGTCTTTCATTCACTAACTAGAAGGAAATTCGATACTTGGCATACGACCTCAAAGCGAAAATTGCAGAAGCAAAGAAAACCGGCCCGAACATGAACGAAGCGCAGGCAGGCGGCGAATGGACGCCTCCGGCTGCGGGTATCGCGCGCGCTCGGTTCGTCGGGTATTTCGAGCTTGGCACGCATGAGGAAGAATTCGAGGGCAAGAAGCGCGACCGCGAAAAGGTCGACCTTGTCTTTGAACTGAGCGGCCCGAACCATGAACCGGTCAAGGCCGCCGACGGGACGTTGATCCCCATTCGCATTACGGCTCAAGAGACACTGAGCTTTAGCGAGAAAGCGCATTTCTTCAAGCTGTTTGCAGCGATGAATGCTGCGCACGGCGGCACGGCTACGCACATGGCTGAACTGCTGGGTAAGCCGTTCATCGTGGAAGTGTTCCACCGCAAGAGCAAAGACGGCAAGAAAACGTACGCGAATCTGCGCGGGCCGAATGGCTACAACGTGAAGGGTACGACGGTTCAAGACCCGCTGACGGGTAAGCCGGTGCTTCTAGAGGTCGCCGCAGCAATCACGGACGTCAAGGCGTTCATCTGGGATGTCGCTGACAAGGAAATGTGGGATTCGATCTACATCGAGGGCGAGTATCCGGAGCGCAAGGACGAAAAGACCGGCGAAGTGATTTCGAAGGCGCGTTCAAAGAACGTGATTCAGCAAAAGATCATGTCGGCGAAGAACTGGAAAACCAGTCCGCTTGCGGCAATCGTGGTTGCTGGCGGTCAAGAGCCGGACTTACCGGACGCTGAAACGCCGGAGCGTGACACGCCCGAGAACGATGCAGCAGCCGACCCGCTGGCCGCAATCGGTTGATCGATATTCCACGCAATCCCGCCCGCAAAACCGGGCGGACGACGCGCGATGTAACGAGGTGTCTGATTGCCGCCGCGAGTGGTAAGCGCGTGGTCTACGTCGTTCACAATTACGCGATGACTCAGCATGTTCGCAATCTCGCGCGTGCGATCTGCGGAGATGAAGGAGTGCCTAAGACGTTCGATGTGGTGAGCGCCCAGTCGAACAAGTACGCAGGCATTCGCCTGGATCGAGTGATTTACGACCACGTAGCGCGAGGCGAAGAATAGACGCGGCACTACGCGCAAAGATAGCGCGTGCGGCGGAGGAGTGTCCCCAGTTCGGCGCGGGGAGATTCCCGCTTGTCGAGCCGGGGCGCGTTCTCCACCTGGACGGAGACTATCTAGCCTACTACGCGGCAGGGAACGACGACACACAGCCCGGAGCGGCGCGACGAAATGCGTTCGAGCGGATTGAGTCAACGAGGCTGCGCACCGGATCGGAATCCGTGGTTGTCCACCTGTCCGCAGGCGGCTGCACAAAGGCGCATCGGTTTCTCATCGCGACCGTGAAGCCGTATCAAGGACAACGCCACAAGCGCAAGCCGCGTAACTGGCAATTCCTCCGGGAAGTCCTGGAGCATTACGAGGGGCCGAACTTCCGCCCGAAGGTTTGGGTAACACGGGAGGCTGATGACGGCATGGCCCATTGCTCACACCTGTCCGACATCGCAATTTCGACGCGAGACAAGGACATGCGGATGCTTCCCGGCCTACACATCAACTGGATGTCCTGGGAGCTAACGACGGTCCCGCGCGGCGCGTTCGACGTGATCGGCACGGACGGATTGCAGTACGGATCGAAGTGGTTCTATCTGCAACTACTCCAAGGCGACACGGCCGACAACATCCCCGGACTGCCCGTGCTGTTCGGTCAGCAATGCGGCGAAGCGCGCGCCGTGAAGTACCTCGCCGGAGTCACGAGTGCGGAGGATGCGTACGATCGCGTACAGACCGCCTACGCCGATCATTACGGCGCGACATGGGCTGATGCCCTTATCGAGCAAGCGGCCCTCCTATGGCTGCGTACGGACGCGCAAGCGAGCATTGCAAACGTCGCGGAAGCCTTCCCCGATTGCCCCCACATCAAGCGCGCTCTGGAGCGTCTGGAGTCGCGTGTTACACAGGAGTTGAATGACCTTCAGAAAATTGTCCAAGGCTGACTTGGCGGACTACCGCGAGAAGTTGCGGGCAGAGCAGGGCAACCGATGCCCGATCACGGGTTGGCATCTTACCGAGGACATCGTAGCGGATCATTGCCACAAAACCGGGATGATGCGGGCTGCACTGCCTCGCTGGGTGAATGCAGTGTTGGGCCGCGTCGAGAACTGGGCGGGGCGTGTGGGTGGTGGTGTGCCTGTGCCTACGTTCCTGCGGAAGTGCGCAGACTACATCGAGCATTACCAGCTTTTCCCGTCGTTCGTGTTCCATCCGTTGCACAAGACGCCGGAGGAGAAGAAGGAGGCCGCAAAGAAGAAGGCAGCCAAGCGACGTGCGGCGAAGAAAGCGGAGGTCGGCAAGTGAGAAAGAAGCCCCGCATTCTGTCCTTGGACATTGAAACGTCCCCGATCCTGGGTTACGTGTGGTCGCTCTGGAAACAGAACGTTTCGCTGAACCAGATTCACAGCGAGTGGTGCATTCTGTCCTTCTGTGCGAAGTGGCTGGACGATCCGCGAGTCATCTATCACGACACCAGCGCACAACGAAACAAAGAGGACGACCGACGCATCGTCCGCAAGCTGTGGAAGCTGCTGGACCAAGCGGATATTGTCGTCGCACAGAACGGCGTCAAGTTCGATGTTCGAAAGATCAATGCGCGATTCATCCTACTTGGCATGCAGCCGCCGTCCCCGTTCCGCGTTGTCGATACGATGCTGGAGGCTCGAAAGCACTTCGGGTTCACGTCGAACAAACTGGAATGGCTCACGGCGAAGCTGTGCAAGACCCACAAGAAGCAGAAGCACGCACAGTTCCCCGGCTTCGAGCTCTGGCGCGAATACCTCGCGGGCAACCCCGCAGCGGCGGCCGAAATGCAGGCGTACAACACGGATGACGTGCTGAGCCTGGAGGAGTTGTACCTCGTCCTCCGGCCATGGATCACGGGGCATCCTAACGTGGGCAACTACGACAGCGCTGTGGGCGACGGGCCGAAGTGCGACCGATGCGGAAGCACGAACGTTCGCCGGAAGGGTCTCCGCTATACCCAAGTCGGGCAGTACCCGCGCTATCACTGCCAAGCATGCGGCGCGTGGAGCCGTGGCCGCCTAACGGTCAACTCGAAGCAGCACAAGGCAAATCTTCTCGTCTCGTAAGGAAATCTATTGATCGTTCACGTTACCGGCGCGGCTCTTAAGGCTGCGCTGCTGCAAGCAGGCAAGCAAGACATTCGCTACTACCTGAACGGTATTTGCGTCGAGGCCTACGAGAAGGAAACGCGGATCATTGCGATGGACGGGCATCGCATGGCCGTGGTTCGGGTCCGCGCTGAGAACTTCGGCGTATCGCCGGGGACACAGTTCATCATTCCGCGCGCTACGGTCGAGGCGTTGAAGGTTACAAAGCCGCTGCGTGATCTGCCTATCTCCATCGAAGGACCAGACGAAAAGACGGGCGAGTATCGAATGACGTACGCCACGGACGTAATCATCTTTCGTGCCGTCGAGGGGAAGTTCCCCGATTATCGACGTGTCGTTCCGCAGCGAACGTCTGGCGCAACAGCGCAACTTAATCCCGCGTATCTGCTTGACATGCGGAAGTCGGTGGAGTTGCTGGGAAGCAAACGGATTCATGTGCAATACAACGGCACGGATGCGGCAGTAATCACGGCTGAGGACACCAAGATTGAGTTTGTTGGCGTCGTTATGCCGGAACGGTGGACCGACAAGGACCAAAAGCCCCATGTCCCGCCTGATACGTCCTGGGCGCGCACCTGATCCCAACTTTCTATCAATGCGGGCGTATCGCGGCGGCGGAGGGATTCGACGTTGCGGACGTTCCTTTTGATCGCGGCACGCTCGCTCGTAGCGAATGGCTGCGTGGATTCTATGCCTATCTAGATGAAAGCACTTCTGATTCACGCAGCAGAGGAAGCGGCGGAGTTCACGCAAGCCGCGATGAAGAACGCCCGGAGTGATTGGGGCAGACGGAAATTGACTGACGAGGCCGCCGACTTGGCGGCTTTTATTTTAGTGATGCAGGAGCGCGGCGCGATTGATCCCGAGCGATTCGGGAAGCGCCTCGCGATGAAGGTAAAGAAGATGAGGAGGAAGTATCTCAATCGTTGATGGCCCGGCATGGCCGCGAAGCGGGGCGCGCGATTTCGCGCCCGACAATAGCTCGAAGAACCCCAACCCGAAAGACTCAATCGGTAGCAGCAAAATCCCCATGCACTTATGGCCGCAAACGGCTACAGCGATGGGTGCGCTTGGCTTGCAAGACGGAGCATTGAAGTATGGACGCGGAAACTACCGGGCCTCGCCTGTTCGCGCCTCAATCTACTACGACGCTGCAATCCGACATCTGTTCGGTTGGTTCTCAGGTCGCCTGTGCGATCCGGACAGCGGATTGCCTGACCTTGCGCATGCGTTGGCATGTCTTGCGATTGTTGTCGATGCTGACGCAGCAGGAACGCTGATTGACGACCGCGACTACAACAGCGGATACCCCAAGTTCATCGCGGAGATGACGCAGCATGTCAAGCGTCTGCAAGAGATGCACGCGGACAAAGAACCTCGCCACTTCACGATCAAAGATGCAGCGTAAGCCCGTCTACTACAAGGACACGCGTATAGCGCCGAACAGCGACCTATACGCCGCGTTGCAAGATACGAAGAACCCGAACGCATCCGCAGCGGAGCGCAAAGAAGCCGCAGCACGTGCGGAGCGCATCTATCAAGAATGCGAGCGGGAATATCAACGAACGTACAAGGGGAAGATTTGAAGGAAATCGTAGCTAAAGCATTCATCGCAGCGTCGCTGCTGGACGTGCTGGGAATGCATCAAGACCAGACCGCTAGGGAGGTTCAGGAGTTCATCAAGGCGCACCCGGAGTTGGACGCCGCCATTATGCAAGCGCTGGACCTCCCGGAGACTGAAGCAGTGATCACGGAGCTTGCACGGACCGCCGCGCGGGAGGTGCTGGAATTGCTCAAGAAGCATGTGAGCGAGGCTGCTTGAGCGTCGTTCAATCCTGCATCAACCAAGCGGCCTATAACGCGTTCTACGATCTGGCCGCATGCGCTCTTGAGACGCACAATCCGGAACGCGCCGCGCAGCGAATCATTGAGGCGCGGGATTATCTCCCACAGGCGGACGTGAATCGGCTTGTGAAGGAGCTTGAGATGGACTACTACGAGTTCACCTGATTACGTGTAGCGAAAACGCGACATTGATAGAGCGTCCGTAATACAAAAACATATATGAAACTGCGCTTCCCGATGATGCGAAATGATGTTCGATGATGTTCCGTGTAGTTTAATGATGGCATTGTTATGGCTCTGAAATTACGGGGTAGTTTGTCAAGGGTGGGCGTGAAGATTTTTTAGTTGCGCCGCTGCGCTGGATGACTATCATTGCAGGCAAGCGACGTAGCAATGTGTCGCGAGATCAACGAGTTGCGTTCGTTCCATTGGCATCGTTTTATCTTAAACGCATTGGTTTAATCCATCATGAATTTTATCCAGCCCGAAGTTTTGTATCTTGTTCTCTCCGCAACCTATGCGCTTATGGCGTGGATTCACATCGCCAGTAAGCATATTTGATTGACCCTGCCGCCGGTGACGGCGGCTTTTTCATTGGAGGTAAATGGGCGCAATTTCCGAGTATCAGAGCCTTCGTGAAAAGGCCGTTGCAGTATCCATTACCGAAATTCCCGAGGTGCGCCCGTATGCGCGCCGCCACGTTGAGCGGCTGCAAGAACAAGGGTTCGCCGGGGGCGTCATCAAGCAACTTTGCCGTGAGGCACAGAGCAGCCGCCGCACGACCGACGACGCGGGCCTGACGAACTGTGATGCTCTTTACGCAGGACTCGCCGTATTCCGCGCTGCACTGGAGACCGCCAAGCAGACCAAGCGGAAGGTCTCCAAGATCGAACACAAGGGTGGCAAGTACAACCCGATAAACGCCGTCGATGTCGCCGCTCAAGCGGACGCCACCTGGGACGCGATTTGCGGCATGTTGGGCCGGATGGCTGACCCGGATAGGCCGCTGAGTGTGCAGACGCTCGCGGGGGCTTTGGCGGGCCGTCTCCGCAATCTGACGGGAGGTGCGCCGGAGTATGGCGAGCTGGGCTACGAGCGCGCAGCGTTGCTGCTGCTGGACCACTTCTGCGCTGCTACTGGCTGGCTTGAGGAGCGTACCGGCGAAACCAAGATGATGAGCAAGGTGCGGAAGCCAAACACCTACCACTTGACCGGGAAGTTTCTGGACGAGGTTGCGGCAGGTGGGCTGGCTGCCGACTTCGCAGAGCGTCGCCCGATGCTCGTTCCGCCCGTGCCGTGGACGACATTCTCGACACACGGCGGATACCTGCACGATCAAATCCCCGCAGTTCGCGGTACACGTCGCCCGATTGAGTCGGAGGTGATCGTATCTGCGTTGAATGCGTTGCAGGCGACACGGTTCCGTGTGAATCGCCGCGTGCTGGAAGTTGCACAGACGTTCCGAACGAATGCAGAGGACATGGGCGGGGCTGTGATTAACGGCCGGTACATCGAGACACGGCACGACACGCCGGAATCGATGCGGCGTGCCAAGACGATCCGCAGCGCGCTTACCCTATCGGCATTCGTGGAGCTAGTGGACGAGGATGCGTTTTATTTCCCGTGGAATCTCGATTGGCGCGGCCGGATGTATCCTGCGACGAGCCTTATTAGCCCGCAAGGCGCTGACCTGTGTAAGGGCTGTCTGGAGTTTGCGGACGGGACGCCACTGGGGCGCGACGGCGGGAAGTGGCTCGCAATCCACCTATGCAATCTCGCTGGAGAGGACAAGGTAACTGTGGGCGGCAAGAAGGTTCATAGGACGCCGGACGAGCGTGAGGCATGGACCCTAAGCCAGGAATCTACGATTCTTCGCGTCGCGGCCGACCCGCGAAACAACATGGAATGGATGAAGGCGGATAAGCCGTGGCAATTTCTCGCCGCATGCTTCGAGTGGGTAGGGTACAGGGAGGAGGGGGACGCGTTCCGGAGCCGCCTTGCGGGCGCACTGGACGGAAGCTGTAGCGGAGTGCAAATGCTCGCCGGGATGACTCGCGATGCGTCGGCGGGCGCTATGGTGAATCTCGTTCCGTCTGAACGCGGAGACGACTATTACGGGCGCATGGCAGAAGCACTATCTAAGCGCCTGTGCGGCCTTGTCGATCACGCCGACACGGCGACGATGGCGCGCTTGCAGTTCTGGGCCGAGAAGCCGATCGACCGTGATTTGTTGAAGGCCCCGAGTATGACGAAGGTGTACAGCGCGGGAACGTACACGTTTGGCGAGCAAGTGCAGAACAAGACCGGCGCACCGGAGGCGGAATCGATGTGGCTTGCGGCACAAATCAACGCGTGCTTCAGCGATGTCGCTCCGGGGATGCTGCGCGCGATGTCGTACTTGCAGGCTGTGTCCGACGTGATGACGGCTGCGGGGTTGCCTCTCGTTTGGCGCACGCCTGCGGGTTTGCGCGTGGAGCAGGCGCGATGCCTTTCTAGGAAGATTGCTATTACGACATTCCCGCCAGATGGCCCGAAGACAGGGCGACGGCGAGAGTTCACAGTCGATACAGCCACGCTGGGCAAGAACGATCAGCGGGCGGGAGTAGCGCCCAACTTCGTGCATGGCGTTGATGCGTCCCACATGGCCTATGTCGTGAACGACTTGTATGCACGGGGCGTCCGCAATTTCTGGATGATTCATGACTCGTTCGGTGCGCCATTCGCCCAGTGCGGGGAGGTGTTCCGCAGCACGCGCGAGCAGTTCATAGCGCTTATGTCGCCGGACCTGCTTCGACGTTGGGCGAATGACGTTACCGCAGCGCTCACAGACGCGCAGAGAGCAGGACTTCCAGAGTTTCCCAGCTACGGCTCGCTCGATATCGGCGTGGTTCGCGAATCGGTCTACGCGTGGTTCTAGCTTTCAAACTGGAAAGATCGATGTAAACTGTGCGTCGGGGTTGCTGTACAAAACAACTAAACCTGAGATTCCGAGAATGATCAAACAAACTACGGCCGCTGTTTTGCTCGCATTGACTCTTGCCGCTTGCGGGGGCGGCGATGATTCCCCGGCTGCATCTGGGCCTGCAATCAAGCTTACGTACTCCGGCGCGCCTCTCGTATCACCTACCAATAGAGCCCGCATGATGGCTGCGGCGGATATTGCGGCATCGTCTCCGGTTACGCCGGATTCGCAAGACACGATCACCCGCTTGCAGGACGCATTCAAGGCCCGCGGTGCAGACATCGGCGTGTATCCCGGCATCATCAACGGATCGAAGCTACACGACACCGTTATGAGCGAGAACAATGGAGTAGGCCCTACGAATGCGGAGATGTCGGCGGCTAACGTCAACATTTCGACGTGGACGTTGGTGAACTTCCAGTTTGATGATATGCGCGGGTACATCGATACGCCCGAGAAAGCCGCGATGGTTGCTCAATTCCGGCGTGACATACAGGTGTACCGGGACCGAGAGTACATGAAAGGGAACGTGGTATTCGTTCCGCTCGCCTTGGGGTCATGCCTCCCTAGCCGAATGGACTCTCAGACCGCCGTCGAAGCCTTTAACAACATCGCGAGGTCTGTGGGGGCGTTCAACGCGGAAACGATGGCTGTGCCTCCGACCGTTGATCCGGCTCATATGGGGGCAGACTGCCAAACTCCCGACAGTGCCGCGCAGCAGGCGTACTTCGATCACCTCGTAGACTTTCTGATGTGGCATTACGAGAAGGCTCTAGATACCATCAACAAGTGCAAGCACAACCCCGAGGCGATTCCGGAGTACGAGCGTGCGGGACAGTGCTGGGGTATCGAGCCGGTGAAGAAATAGCTTGCAGGGTGATCCAAAAGGGGCTAGTATTATGGACATGGGCGACGCACCCGCGTAACCCGACAACCCCTAGAGGACGATTGAATTGGAAAAGACCGTGGACATTCTCAAGACTGAGGCTGAAATTGCGAAGCTGATGGCGGAGACACAGAAGCTGAACGCAGAGGCAGGCAAGTTCAAGCGGGAAACGTTCTTGATGCCCTTCGTAGCGGGCTTCGCCACACTGGCCGCTTCTATCGGGGCCGTAGCAGGTTTCGCAAAGCTGTTCGTCCACTAAACATCTGGCCCGCGCAAGCGGGCCTTTCTCTATGCGCTACTCCCCACCTTCCGCCGCCGACCTTCGCAAACTCAAAGACTCGCTTAATAAGACCAGTGAGGAAATGGCCGAATTGTTCGCGCTCGCGGGCGGGCAGCAATGGCGCAAGTACACGGGTGGGGAGTCTCCGCGTGTCATGGGCGAGGATCGCCTGTTCTACGCTGCTGCGCGGCTTGCGCTCACGGACGAGGAGCTACGGCGCGTCTATGACAAGATGCGCGAGATTGGGGCGGACTTGTCCGAATAGCCTAACGCACTGAGGCAGGCTTGCATCTCCGCGTCGCGGCGTTTCACGAGGCCCGGAAGAACGACCTTCTTCCCGTCGATAGTCCCTTTGTTCCAGCGGGGTAGCTCGCGGCATGCGCCGACGTGATCCCCCGCGTTTAACTTCCGGAGCATCGTGCTTGATCGGAAATTGCCTACCCCTAAGTTGTACACAAACGACGTGTACGCCGTTTGTTCGCCGTAGGAAAGGGATACGGTAACGGCGCGGTCTACAGCGGCTTGTGCGGTCGCCACGTCCTCCCCAAGCAGATAGCTGCATACGTCGTCGGTGTAGCGTGTGCCAAGCTTTAGGGGCTTCCCATCTGGTCCCGTTGAGTCGTGACCCGCGCACACCGCTAGGCGGCCTACCGGGTCCACATATACGTCATTCTTCCATCCTTCAAACCCCGCAATCAACGTTGCGGCGGCCACGGCGGCTACGCCTGCTACTCGGGCAACGATAGCCCGGTTCAATCCGTTCAGTAGAACTCCTTATTAATATAGGGCAAGCAAAAGCCCGCAAAGCAGTTAGCGCGGGCTTATGATGTGAAATTTACAGTGTTGCGGCTATCTGTTCGGCTGTTTCTCTGTAGTAGACCCGAGATAGCATCTCTAGGTCTTTGTGTCCGCTTATCTTCGATAGCTTGAGCACGTCCACCCTCTTGGCTAGACGGGTAAGCGCCTCCGCGCGTGAGTCCCGGAACTGCATGCCAGTGATCCCTACACGTGCCTTCGCCTTGCGGAACAAGGTATCCAGAGATGCGGAATCGACCGTGAAAAAGTGCTGACGATGAGCCACGGGGCGGAGTAGTCTTACGACGTGGCGAGTAAGAGGAATCTCCCTAGGTTTGCCCGTGGCGTACTGCATTTTGTGCTTGACGCGCGCCACGCGCTTATCGAGGTCGATCGTGTCTTTACCTAGCTGCAATATCTCATTGACCCGCATACCAGAGCGGAGAGCGACGAGCCATGCTAGGGCAACCTCTTGGCTAAGTGTGACCGGCTCCCGACCAGTGACGTAATCGAGCGTGCGGACGACGGGCCGGACCTCCTTCCAAGGATCTACCCGCCGATCACGGGGAGGACCTTCTTGCGGAATCTTAAGACCCGTAAACGGGTTATGCTCGATCCAGTGCCATTCATCACGGGCCGTCAAGAAAACGTTACGGATAAGGTTTACGTCACGGACGACGGACGAGGGCTTGACTTTCTTTAGGCGCGCGTCCCGCCACTCGACTAGGTGCGGAGTCTTGAAATCCGCAAGCGGAATCGCGGCGAGCTTCGGAAAGTCCCGGATGAACGCAGACAGACGCAGCCGTTCCTTATCCGCACTGGCCTTCTTCGGGGATACATCGCGCACATACCTGTTGAATGCGTCTTCTACGGTGTATAGCTCCGGGGCGGGCTTGTTCTGAGCTTCCCGAAGAGCCGCCTCACGTTCCGCAGCCCATGACTTCGCCTCGCGCTGTGTACGGAACGACTTGGTTTCCCGGCGGCCTCCGACGTAAATCGAAGCCCGCCATATTTTCCCCTCTTGGTACAGCGATGCCATACGTGCAATCTCCCGTGCAGTTTTCGTGCAATGAAACGCGGAAACTATAGCATTCGTCGGGGATTTGTGCGGGCATTGGGATTGCGGAATTGGTTGCAAGCCCTTGATTTCATTGCAATTCCGCTAGGGGTGCGGAATTGCGGGTATTGCGCTTGGTGCCGGGGACCGGACTCGAACCGGCAAGCCAATTAAGGCGGCGGATTTTCGTCACACTGCTTCTTTCGAAGCCGGCGCCGCGCGGCGCCGTTCGTGCGCTGGACTATGCCTTCGCCGTCGTCCGTACGCGGTTCGACCGCGTGAACCTTAGGCGCCCCCCGTCTAGTCTCTACACCTTTCCCGCCACAGCCGCCTCGGCTGTCTCGGGACTTGGCTCGGCGTTGCCTCGGCGCGTCGCGCGCCAGGGGTTTCGCCGAATTTGAAGGGTTCTGCACCGGCCGTTTCCGGCCGGGCACTCAATCGTTTAAGTCCGCTATGTTTACCAATTTCATCACCCCGGCAAGGGCGGAGCGCATTCTACCACCGGTCGGGCCCTCCAATGCGCTTTCGCCCGCGGCGGCGGCACGCCGAGTTCGCGCGCCGGACGCTCGGTGGCGTTCGCGGCGCGCCGTCGGAACCGATGCCGGATGGCGATCGTCGCCGCGACTTGCGTATGCGTCGACGATGCGCCCGGCACGTGGGGCGACGCGAAGCCGAGCGCCCGGCCCGTCGCTGCCGCTCAGGCCGAACACCGTGTTCGACGGCAGGCCGCGGCCTTGCCGCCACGTGTGCGTGCCCCACGCGTGCTTGCCCGATTGATTGTTCGTGTACGCGATGCTCGCGTCGATCAGCCCGTGGAGCGCGACGCTGCTTTGCGCGTGCGCCGCCGCGGTTGCGGTTGCGCCGGGCACGGCGGCGCATGCCGCGCCGATGACATGTCGGTCCGTGTTGGAAGCCTGGAATGGCTCGGTCGTCAAAGAGCGTGACGACTGCCGGGCGCGGCCGGCGGCCGATGCGCGAGACGGCTCGCCGGTTGCCGGCCGTGCCGGCAAGGCGCGTGGATCGATTGCACGGCCGGGCTTGTCGATCGCCGACGACGGCAT